CCTGATAGCCTGTGGCGGAGGCCGCGCCCTGATAGCCTGTGGCGGAGGCCGCGCCCTGATAGCCTGTGGCGGAGGCCGCGCCCCGATAGCCTGTGGCGGAGGCCGCGCCCCGATTGCTCGTGGCGGAGGCCGCGCCCTGATAGCCTGTGGCGGAGGCCGCGCCCTGATCGCCTGTGGCGGAGGCCGCGCCCTGATAGCCCGTGGCGGAGGCCGCGCCCTGATTGCCCGTGGCGGAGGCCGCGCCCTGATCGCCCGTGGCGGAGGCCGCGCCCTGATCGCCCGTGGCGGAGGCCGCGCCCCGATAGCCCGTGGCATGATTCTCTTTTTCGGCGTTTGCGCGCTTGATCGCGTCCTCAAATCCGATTTGGTTCTTGACATATTCGATCTGCGCTTTCACGAGGCCAGGAACGCCAATCTCGGCTTTCAGTGTCATTTTCTTCGCAACAATCTTGCTATCCGATGATTCACGTTCGGCAGATACCTCTTCTGCCTCTGCCTCAAAGTACCGGCTTTCATTCGGTGTGTAGTGGTTCAGCACATCAATCGGTTGTTCGCACGCGTGCAGGCCAGCCCTGCAAAGATGCGGCTCTCCATCAAAAACAGCGGTTTCGCCCAGCGTGTATTGCATTCCACGGCATTTCATTTGCCTGTCTGTCCCTTTGTAAACTTTCATGTTTCCTCCTTGTGCTGTTTTCTGCTCAAATCCCAGCGCCCCGGCCAGTTCCGATTCGCTGTACTCATCCTGCACATAGTCCCCGAAGCACTCCGTATGTACCAGCACTCCGTTGCAGCAGAAGCACTCAGTACCTTCATAGATGTCTTCCCGGCAGTATGCGCACTTGCCGACGATTACCGGCTCCGGCTCGTCGATGCCGAGATAGAGGTTCTCACCATCGTATCCCACGGCGTTTCGCCTCCTTTTCCAAGAGCTTTTCGCACAGGCTCTGCACGCTTGCACAGTGCATAGCCTCGCAGAGCTGCTGCAGAACTTCTGCGCCGCCGTCCGTCAGCCGGAAATAATACCGGTTCACCTTCCGGCGCTTATCGCTGCGGTTCTTGGGCGCGTCCAGCGCCTTGATCGCCGCAGCTGCGTCGGGTTCTAGCCTGACACCGTATTTCTCCGGGTGTTCGCATTGCGAAAGCAGAACCTTATTAAACTTCGGGTAGTCGGCCCGATGTACCGCGTCGACGCAGGCCTTTGCGCCGTGCCGGACGCGGGAATCCGTTAAACTTGACATAGTTCCCTTTCTGCCCTATAATGAGGGCGACAATCGTTTTCCTTTCGGCCTCTGTCGCGTTGCCGCGCGGCAGGGGTCATTTCTTTATGCCAGCCCATACAGCAGCGCTACGAGCGCGACGAAGCCAGTCACAACGCATTCATACGTCATTTCGGCCGTCCCTGCCATTGCTGACAGGATCATCGCTGCGCCGCTGACCCAAAGGCACATTCCTTTGACGATCCGCCGCGCCGCCTTGCGGGCCTCTAATTCCTCCCGCAGCCGTTCCCGGCGTTCCTCAGTCGTTTCCTCCGGCTCATACCCGAGCCGCTCTGCAAGATTGGTTCTCATTCTGCGTCCTCCTTCGTCTCCTGCATCCGCCTGACGAGACGCGCCAGACGGGCATTTTGTGTAACGAGCTTCTGCGCGTCCAGGTCAAGCCCCTTTCGCTTCAGCCCGTTTATGATCTGCGCCGTCTGGCACTCACAGACCATCGCCGCCTCGATCAGATCATGCAGCTCCTGCGCATCCAGCGTCAGGGTGTAGGTCTTCACTTCCGCCATGCTGCATCCTCCTTCTGTTCCTGTTCCCGGCAGTTCTAACTTTCATTTGTTCCTCCTCATGCTCCGAGAAACCGCAAAAACGGCTCTCTCGGGATCTTTACTCTGTGCTTGCTTGTGCAGCAGACCGGGAAGCCCAGCTTTTCAGGCTGTTCCCTCGCCATCAAGCGAAGCCATTGCGGGTTACAGCCGAGAACCTGCGCCGCCTCGCTTGCGAGGATTGTGGGCTTTGACATTGCCCGGATATCGTCCAGCGTCATTTTTCCTCCTTTCTGCTTCCCTCAATTGCCTCGTCCAGCTCCTGCGGCGTGCAGCCGTAGAGACGGGCGAGCTTTTTCTTGTACTTCCGGGCGATTCCGTTTTTACCGAGCTCCCAATTCGAGACGGCGATGATCGAGACATCAGCTCGCCTTGCAACATCTTTTTGCAGAAGCCCAGCCCGCGCCCGAAGCTCTTTCAATGTCAAGCGCTCATTCCTCCATTCCTTAATTAAGTTTTGTTGACCGCAGCGCCCCAGACGTGCTATACTGTCCTTAGCCCTTTTAGGTAAATTTGGGAGGTGGTTTTCATGACCAAACTTTTGAACTTGCCAGTTCCAGACCAAAGAAACGGCGTGATGCGTTAGGGCAAGGGGCAGCGCCAGAACTACCAAAGTGAGCGGCGCGTCATAGAAGCGTAAGTTCGTTTTGTGTCAGGATGGCATTGCCGAGCCGGTGGAAAGAACTCTACCAATTCGGACGGATGCGAAGTAATGCAGACGACCATCCTGTGCAGCGCGTTCTGGTAAACAACTCTGGGGAAACCCGCTCGTGAACGAACCACGGGCGGCTTTTCTTTACGCCGCAGCCAAATTAAGAGCTTTATCTTGACAAAGCCATGTATAGCCGTTATTATGTAAGTGTCAGCCAACAAAATATTGTCCATACGCCCGCAAAACGAAGATTCGGATGGGGCTTGGTTTTTTGTTGCCTTGATTAAGCTCTGTAAGCATATTATATACAACGTTATGTCGTATGTCAACAATACTTACGATGAAATGTTGTACAAATTGGATTGACTTTTTTTGTGAGGTTTTTATGTGGTTTCTAAAAAAGCAAAAAAGCGTCATGCGCCAAGCTTCATCCAAAGACAAGCGCCCCACCATAAACAGCCCCAGCAAAAGCCAATCGGATATGTTAGAGCAATACATGATGATTGAAAAAGAAATCCGTCCAATAGAAAGTTATATGGCAAATTGCGCCGTTTCGTTGAATGCAAAGCTTCTACTGAACGAGAGAATTGAAACATTGCAAAAGCTTATTGATGCATTTTACAGTCTTAAATCGAAATGCTATTCTCTTGGTCCAGAATACCAAACTTATTTTTCTGAGATGTGGGAACACGCTCACAATTCAAAAGATGCAGATTTTTGTTATGTTGATCGCTTTGAATGCGAGTTAAAAGAGTTGCTTAAAAACAAAGACCAATTATCCGCAAAAGAATCTTTATATATTTCACAAACCAACAATTTAAAGTCAAAAATTGAGAGCGTTCTTTCGGAAAGCCATTCTATTCTTCAAACGGATTTGTATAAACGCTTTGATCCTGTCGTTCAAAACGACATATCAACAATTTTGTACTTCATGGCTAAAGACGGGACAATAACGCGCACTAAGCATGGGCGTACATATCTAATCGAATATAAGGGGTAGCAAAATGTCTAAACGTCTTGTTGTCACGCCAAATATTGAAGAAGTAACTTCTCTCGTAGAGGGGAAAGGATGGAGCAAAGCATACTTTTCCGAAACAGTTATGAAAAAATCTCGCGGGTGGATTACGGAATGGAAGCGTGCGAAGAACTTTCCATGCCCCGAAGAAGCTGTCCATATGTGCGCCATGCTGCAAACCACGCCGGAGGAGATTCTGACGGAGCAGGCCGACATTGAGCTTGTGCGCGGGCTGCTGGAGCAGGAACGCGAAAAGGGCATAAAAAAAGACCCCATCCCGAAGGATGAGGCCGAAGATAGCGAAACCGCAGAACTCCGTGAAATTTGGAGTTCTGCGGATGAAAATGAGCGACGTGATTTGCTCGAAATGGCGCGTATGCTAAAGAACCGGAGAAAGCAGAATGGATGATGCAAGCAACCTTCCGTTTTCGGAAATCGAGTTGAACAAAGATGAAAGAAAAATGCTTAAAGCGTTGGCAGATAGCAGAATATTTGCGACGGATGATATTTTCCAGACCGCAAATAGGCTGAAACATTTTGGACTTGCAAATCTGCACCCAATCCCCAGCAAAGATGGTGTCCCTGTGTTATCGTTTGGCGCGTCCTGCGCAATTGAAATAGAAGAACGCGGGAAGGACTACTTGGCGTATATTGATCAGCGGAAGAAGTCCACAAAGGCTAGTCGAATCCATGACCTAGTGATTGCAGTAATCTCATTCCTGCTCGGGATGCTTACGTCTGAACATTTCTGGAATTTCCTGAACAAATGTCTGTCAGGATCCGAGGGCTAAAGTCGCTGCAAACTGCTTTAAGCTTTTTTTCGCAGACAAGCACGATGTCGCCGCCTGGGCTGGCCGCGCCGATCGCGTGTTCGCACATCCGGCACGCTTCTCCGCACTCATCTTTTGTAGAAATTTCAGTCCTGATTCTGCACAACTGCAGCATAATATTATCGTACTTTTCCTTGCTCAGAAACATTGTTTCGCTCCTTCCATATTCTAATTAGTTCTCGTTTTTCCTCTGATGTAAGTTCCATTAAATACTGAAAGCCAATATCAGCGGGCGCAATTTCTTCACCCTTATTATAGCACAGATCATCCTGAATACAAAGCATTTTGCGCCCTCCTTTTCTTAACTTCCAAATTCTATCGTTTCTTTTTGTGCAGTTTTGACCTTGAGCCTGTAAAACTCTGGTGATAAAATTATAGTACATTACAAAACCGGGAGTACTATGACTAGTGCAGGATCCTCGGCTCCCGCCGCTCGTCCTGCTCCCGGCCTATGTCGGCGACGCAGGAAAAGAGCAGCGGCACGCCCTTGATGTAGTCCACGCTGACGCTGTGCACGTCTGTCAGCTTCGCGCCGTCTACTGTCACGTCCACTTTCCCGTTGTTTACCCGGATGTTGATGCACTCCATATTTTTTCCTCCTGACATTTATTATAGAACGATTGTTCTAAAAATCAACATGGCATTATAAACAAACAGACCGCGTTATTTTTGGGAATCAGGAACCAGATGGTGTACAGGTTATGGGACTGATGATTTGATATAATATTCGGTTTGACCGGCCCCATCGTATCTGGAACATACGGTGGGGCCATTTCAGCAGATGCAGGATTCAGGAACTATCTGCTACGTTTTCATTGTACCAGATAATGTTTGTAAGAAAAGGGCGAATCCTGCGTTCTTGTCACATGTTTTGCATTTTTATATGGAAAATGTAAGAAATAAAACTGAAACTTACGAATGGAGGCGTAATCATGTCCGCAATACAGGATCTCGCGCCGTTTATCGGCGCGTATCAGGGGAAGATCAGAAGGGCAAAAGATGCAAGCGGGATGACGTTGGAGGAGCTGTCGAACGAGTCCGGCGTTTCCTTCTCTGCCGTGAGCCGATTATACGCTGGAACACAAGCGGATCCACGGCTTTACAACTCGGCTGCGCTATGCAAAACGCTCGGGTTGTCGCTCGACGAGCTGTTCGGCCTTGAAAATCGCGTCGGAAGCCCGGAAAAGCTGACCAAGCAGATCCATCATGTCGAGCTTGAAAACGCCAAGCTGGAGGCAACAGCGGCCGCGCAAAGCGCACAGATAAAGTCTACACATACAATGTGTTACGTCCTCGCCCTGTTTTGTATGCTGCTCTCCTTTTCCCTGATTGCCTGCCTTGTGACGGATGCGCAGAGTCGGAGCGCAGGCCTCATTCGCGATGGAGATTTGTCCGTAGCTGCATGGGTTTGCATTGCCCTGATCGTAGGTTCAGCGCTGGCTTCGGCAATTACTTTCTACGCGATCCGAAAAGAACGTGGAGGGAAGCATGGAGTGCATCAAGTGTAAAAAAGAAATCCCAGACGGCGCGCCCTACTGTTGCTGGTGCGGAAAAAAACAGGAAGCGCGGCGAAACCGGACACGCGGGAACGGGCAGGGAAGCGCCTACCAGCGTGGGAAAACGTGGACTGCCCGGTGGACTGAAAAGACGTACCTTGACGAAAACGGCAAACTCCATCAAAAGATGAAGACAAAGGGAGGCTTTACGTCAAAGCGTGCCGCGCTCCAATATGCAGCAAACCCTCCGAAGGAAGAGCAGCGAATCCCCACTCTCAGAGAATACTACAAAACATATCTGCGTGGGGATTATCTATCCTTATCGGCTGATCGTCAGGGAGCGGCGGAAAAGGCTTTCGAGCGCATGAGAGAAATCGCCGACCGTGAGATCGACGCGCTTACCATCGCGCAGATACAGGCTGTCATCGACCGCAACGCCAGCACCTATTACACGCGGAAAGATATGAAAACCGTCCTCTCCCACTGTTATAACCTCGCAATCGCAGAAAAGCAAACAACCGTGAATCTTGCAAAGTACATAAAGCTTCCGGAATTGGAAGAGAAGTCGCCGGAACCGTTTACCGACGCCGACGTAAAAAAGCTATGGGAAGCGTATGCAAAAGACCACTTCATTGGGTTTATTTTAACGATGATTTATACCGGCATGATGCCCGGTGAGCTTCTGAAACTCAAGAAAGATATGATTGACTTTGAAAAGAATGAGATCGTCCGAGGCGGCATAAAGACAAAGAAGCGGAAGGAGACGCCTATGGTCTTCCCGGATTTCGTTGCGCCGGTGCTGCATGAACTATGCGAAGAAAGCAAATCGCGCGTCGGAAATATCTGCTGCATAAACAAAGATAATTTTTACAAGAGATATTATGAGTGTTTGGAGCTTGCCGGAGTGCAAAAGCTACCACCTTACTCATGCCGCCATACAACCGCTACAGCCCTCGCGATGAAAAACATCGACCCGTTTACGATCAAGGAAATCATGCGCCACACGAAGATAACGACTACCCAACGGTACGTACACCCGGACATGAAAGGCATGGTCGATGCCGTAAATCAGTTGCAAAACGACTCGACAGAGTGAATTATGTATGCTACAAAATATGTTACAAACGCCAATTTCCCCAGTGTTTTCAATGGTTTTTTCTCCCCTGCTAAGGGAGTAGGCGTCTAAAAAGCGCGCGAGAGTTCAAATCTCTCCTTCCGCGCCAAAGTACCGGTTTTAGCTTGAAAGCAGCTAAAACCGGTACTTTTTTATGCTTTTTGCCCTATTTTCCGCGTATTCCCAAAAAGCGAAAAATCACATTATGACACGCTATGTAACATAAAATCATTTCCTGTATGCTACATTGTATGCTACAAATTAAGCGCAATGCGAGGGGACTCCCCTGTTTTTTGCTACATGGACTTTATTTTCCGCAGCACAGAATCATAGACTTTTCGGTTCACAAGCGATAGTGTGTCCATAAGTTCATCAACAACCGCCCAAGCCTTTGCCGGGTTTTTCCCAGCTACCGCAAGTAAAAACTCACTGTCCCCGTACTCGCCAACGATAGCCGGTTCTGCGGTCACAGGGGCGGGAGCGCCGGAGTAGTAACCCACATACTTACCGCCGTCGCCCAGTTCCTCTTCCTGCATCTGCTTGCGGATCACGTACAGATCCGCAAGCTTAGCGTAATTCTTATAGTCGGATTCCTCATATTCCAGGCGAGCAATCTCTTTCCGGATTTCGGCTGCATCCAACATATTGCGCTCTCCTTATGCCCGCTCGATTTGCTCCATGCAGCGGCGGATCGCGTCACGGGTTTTATCGTCGTCCGCGTCGCGCATCATATCGTCCAGCTGCGCGCGCATATGCTCGCGGGCATCAGCGCGGGTATAGCGGCCCATTGCGTCACGGCGGCGGCCACGGTAAGAGCTGCCCCGGCCGTAAGTACCGCGCATATCCGCCTCCCACTCGCCATCGCGGGAATAGCCGCCGTCTTCAGCCATCTCGATCTTGTAGGTATTCTTGATGGAACTCGTCAGCTTCTGGATCGCGTCCAGATCGCCCGCAGACATTTCACGCTTGTCGGCGATTTCGTCAAGCTCTTTGCAGAGCATTTCACGCAGGTTTCTCAAATCGTACATATTGCATCCTCCTTTCACGATACGCGCTCGACGATCATATTGCTATTTGCGAAACTGATCGCCTGCGCGCTGGTGTTCTTCGCCGCTACAGTCAGGCAGCAGCCGCGCGGGACTTCCACGAATGTGGAAACGAAGATGTTGAAATAGTTCTCAACAGCCGCAGGGGTTACGGTCGCTGTGGCGCCGCTCAGAGGTTCGCCGTTGATTGCGAGCGCAGCGGTAATGGCACCTACTGTTCCGCCTGTAGGTACGGCGATATTCGCGCCAAAGGATACGCGGAACTTCGCCTTGCATTGCTGCGTAAGCCCGCGCAGCGTAACAAGCCCGCTTCCTTCTCGATGTACGATGCACGGCTTTCCGCAAGCCGCCGTGGAGATCAGAGGGACGTTCTGCCCAGCGGCGACAGTTTGAATCCCGGATGATGTAAATTCAGCCATAAAATCATTCCTTTCTAAAAGCGCCGAATTCGACGCGGTTAAAAATAGCGGCGGGACGATTGCCCCGCCGCGTTGCTATCGAGTATCGGCAATGGGGCCGACCATTTTCGTGAGGCCACGAAAAAGCTCTACGATGTGGAGTTGTTACGCGCAGTTGCCGCAGCCGTAGTTGTAGCCGCTGTTGCAGCAGTACGGATTCGCGACAACATAGGCCGGGCTGGGACTCGGGCGAAGCGTGGAAACAAGGTAATTGTTCTGTGCCGCCTGCGATGCTGCCAGCTGGTAGCCGAAAAGCTGCTGGTTCTGCTCTGCGATCTTCGCGTCCTTCGCCGCAAGCTCCTGCGCCGTCAGACGCTGGTCGATGCTGCGGAAGCCGCAGTTCATCGCGTCGATGATGTCGCGGGTGGTGTTCTGCACGGTGTTGCGGGTGTCGCACGCCTGCGTCGCCATATCATAGCGCACCTGGGCGATTGCAGCGCGGTTTTCGCAGCAGCACTCCTGTGCCTGCATCGCCATGTTGTTCAGCTGCTGCATAAGCGCGGCCTGCTGGTTGCAGCGGGAAAGCTCGGCCTGAGCAAAGCCGTTTGCCATCGCCATGTTGGTGCCGTTGACAAGCTGCGCCTGCTGGTAAAATCCGTCGCAAAGTCCCTGATTTACACTGTCGATTTTGCGCTCGATGTTGGAGAAGTCAGAGGCCAGCACATAGCCGTCTACAACGCCGCCGGAATTTCTGCCGTTGTTGCCGCCGCCAAAGCCGAAGCCGTTACCCCAGCCGCCGAACGCGGCAAAGATGAGGAACAGCACGATCCACCATGCGCCATCACCGCCCCAGCCAAGGCCGTTGCCGTTGCTGGAATTTACGGGTGCAACAGGCATAGTGGCCTGAACGCCGCCGTCAGAAAGAGACATATCAATCTCTCCTTTCATAAAAATTTTATTATACAAATCTGCGCAGATGTTGTATCTAGAAAATATGTGTGCTATAATTAAAACAAACAAATCCACCAAGCGAAAGAGAGGCGATTATATGTGGATGCCAGTAGCCGGATATGAGGGGCTTTACGAGGTAAGCGATTTCGGAGAAGTAAAAAGCCTAAACTATAATCACACCGGCAAAGAAAAGGTTTTAGCAAAAAAACACCATCGGCCAGGATATGATACCGTCACGCTCTGCAAGAACGCAGAAAACAAAAACAAATCTATACATATTCTTGTTGCACAAGCGTTTGTAGATAACCCACAAGGAAAGCCGCAAGTAAACCACAAAGATGGGAACAAGCGTAACAATCGCGCAGAAAATCTTGAATGGGTAACTGCATCAGAAAACATCAAGCACAGTTTTTACGCTCTCGGAAAACAATCGGTAAATAAAGGTAGGCTCGGAAAGTCGCACTATGCAGCAAAACCAATATACCAATATTCTCTTGACGGGAAATTTGTTAAGGCGTGGGATTGCGTTTCAGACGCTGCGCGCGAAATTGGGTGTAATCCTTGCCAGATACTAAATAACGCAAAAGGGAGAAACAGAACTTGTCACGGCTATATGTGGAGATACGAAAAGTCCGACAGCATAGACACCGAGCCTGCAATCAGTCGGAAAACCCACAAAAAAGCAGGCTTATAGCAATTTACTACCCCAATAGCTGCCGGAATTGCCCCGCCACCTGCTGCAGCTGATTCAACTGCTGCTGCGAGATTTTCCCGCTTCGTACCAGCTTTTCGACCTCTGCTTTTGGATCCCCCTGAAAGCTGTTCTGGAATTGCCGGAACTGCTGTATCATGTTTTGGAACTGCCCCATCGGGCCGGGCAGCTGTCCGCCGCCGAGGGCGTTAAACAGGGGGTTAGCCATCGCTTTCAGCCTCCTTTGTCTTTCTCGCCGGTCTGGCGCTGGGGGCCGTCAGCTTGGCTACCAGCTCGTCAAACTCCTTGCGCGTCACGTATTCCTCACTCATGTCCCTTCGCGGCGCTGCGGGCGTTATAACGGCCTGTGCGCGCTCTACGAGATCGTAGGTTGTCATGGCCGGTTTCCCGCTCGCGTCGGCCTTTTTCACGTACACGACAGGCGCATTCATATCCCACAATGTAACGGCGTTGTTAGGCGCGACAATGAAGTCGTTCGCCGCCTGCTCGTTCGGAACCCAGATGATCGACTGGTTCTGCGGCTGCTGTGGCTGCGGCTGATAAGCTGGCATCTGCGGCGCAGGCTGATACTGCGGACGCATCTGCATTTGTGGCTCCTGCATCGGCGGCATGGGCGGCTGATTGTAAATCGGCTGCTGGTACACATACGGCTGCTGTCCAAACATTAAGCTTCCTCCTTTGCCCAGTAGAACAGCGGGATCTCATTGCCGCTGTCCCATGTATCGAAATAGCTTCCGTTCTCCGCGCAGACCACATGGCTTGATAGAGCCAGCACGTACACGCCGCGCGGATGATCTGCGCAGAAATCCGCGACGGTATAGCAGTCCGGGCACGTGTTCGGGATTACGTTCCGGGTAAAGCCCTGCTGCCGGAGGTAAGCGCTCCATACGCTGTTTGCGCTCGGCAGATCTCCCATGATGAGTCCTTGCAGGCACAATCCGATATACACCTCGTCCCAGCTCTTCTCGGTCGCCTTTGCGATAGCCCGGACGGTGCAGTCCCCGACCTTCTGCCCGGCGGGATTTGGATTAAAATAAGAAAAGCCCATACCGAACACTCCTTTGTGTGTCCAGTATGGGCTTTTTTACGGCTTCTTGTGCCTCAGTTGTGTATCAATTTGGTTCAAAATTTAAGCCCGTGGTTATTCCACGGGCTTAGTTTTTGTTATCGTTCGTTCACAGCCAGAATCTCTGCCGCCATCGCGGCCACATACGGCGGGCATCCCCGCCGCCCAGCGCACCAGTCCTGCACGGTGCGCAGCGGGATTCCAAAATACTGCGCGAAGCCCGTCTGCGTCAGGCCGTGCTGCTTAATCAGCTCCGGGATCGTGCAGTGCGTGCCGTCCCAGATCCCGCCGAGCAGCGCCAGCCGCTCCGCCGGAATCTCTTCGTCTTCGGCGTCGCCCCAGACGCTCGATAGCGCCATATCGGAAATGTATGCTTCGCGGTCGGCGTATGCGTCGGTTTCGGTGTAGAGGGCGAAACGAATAAAGGGTGTGAGTTTCATCGGGATTCCTCCTTGCTTTTCTTTGCGGACTTCTTCTTTTCCAGGTACTCTTCTTTGTTTTCTGCATACCACTGCTGCCACCGCTCTTTGTATTGCTCGGTATGCTCCTGATAATGCAGCGCAGTAAGCTGCCGGGCTCGGATACGCAGGCATTCCTCCGAGCAGCATTTGTCACGCGCCCCATCCAGCGGGAACGGCTTGCCGCACACAATGCAGTTCGCTGTTGCGATGGCTCTGGAATCAGTACGGGCCCTTCTCTGCTCCGCACCGCCGTTGTAAAAGCGTTCGAGGCAGTATTCGTTCGTGCGCTTTTTGGCGCAGTCCGGGCAGTAACGCTGCAAACCGCCCTCTACAGTGTATTCGGCTCCGCAGCGCTCGCAGATATCCTTTGAGCCGATGGGGCGGGTTTTGCCCGCCGCCTTTCGCTTCCTGCATTCTGCGCGGGCAATCCGTTTTCGCGCTTCGCTGCAATCCGGGCAGTAAAATGAGCGCGTACCATATGTTTCATAGCTCTTCCCGCAATCCGCGCAAACCTTTGTGCGAAGGGCTCTCACTGGAGTCCTTCGGCACTTTTGGCATCTTGTATCACGCGAGAATCCTTCGAAGTGCGCACCGCACTGAGAACAGATGCGATCCATCGATCAGAAGCAGTACGCGCTGATGGGCTGACCGTCGATGCGGACGGTGGCGAGTGTATCGTCGCTGAAATCGGGATAGTCAGCGTCTTCAATGCTGTCTGCAAGTTCGTCCAGTGTGTAGCCAAAGTACACGCAGAATGCATCGCCCAGGCAGGCATCCATATCGCGGCAGAGGATCGCGGACTGTTCTTCCGTGTCACCAGCCTCGGTGGCAATGGCAGTGCAAGCAATGAGTTCGTAACGGTTGTTGATGATCTTGGTTTCCATGATGTACCTCTTTCCGGCTTTCGCCTTGCTTTATCTTATGGCTTTATTATACACGCAATGCGTGTAATTGTCAAGAGGAAAATGCAAAAATTTTTAAAAATAAGCGCCGATTTCTCGGCGCTTATCTCAGTTATACAGTTTGCTGGATGTCCGCTGCATCTCCCGCATGATCTCTGGCAGGCGGCGCTGGACCGTGGCGCGGCCCAGGAACAGCTCCGTCGCAACGTCTACCTGGGGAAGCTTATCCACAAAATAGAGCTGCGCGATCTTCTCATTTTCCCGGCCAAGATTGGCCTGATAGATTACGGCCTCCATATCCTTTCTGGTCAGCCTGCCCAGCTCTGGCGGCAGCTTGGCCCGCGCCTGCGGCGACATACGCCCCGCCTCCTTACTTTTCCTTGTGCTTCAGCACGGCAATATTTCCTTTATTGCCGACTTCGAGATCCAGCGCGGCGGCGATATCGCGCACCTTTACGTAGTTCGTACCGTTTTTCAGGATACGCTCAACGGCGACTTCCTTTCCGTCGACGATGATCTTGCTCTTTTCTACCATTTCGGTTTCCTCCTCTGCATTTTTTCCATCTTCGAGGGCCATCACGGTATGGCCCTCGCTTACCAGTACGTCCCCGCGCAGGAGATTCGCGTCCGTCGTCAGATACTTGCTGCCGGTCAGCAGCACAAAATCTCCCGTTGCTGGCCAATCGTGCAGCATGCAGTATGTCGTGCAGCTGTTGCCCTGCCGACGGTAGAGCGCTTCGACCGGCGCGCAGCCTGCGGCCACGGCGCAGAGCATCATGAGCGCGGAGCAGTCCGTCTCCACTGGCTTTGTGATCCTGCTCACGTCCCAGCCGACGGCTCTGGCTGCCTCATACGCCGTGTTCCTGTTGTCCATGTCGTAGCCGATGTTCCGGTTCTTAATGGCCGCCTCGCACGTCTGCGCGGCCCGCTCGGCCTTTTTGCGGCTCTTGTAGCGCAAGATGCCGAGCCAGCGGCCATTGTACCAGTTGGAGATATTCAGCTCCCGCCCGGTCTGATTGCCGGGCTGCTGATTGCGGCCGCCCGTCTCGCCGAGACTGGCCTGCCCGATCTTGATGCTCATTTCTGCGCATCCTCCTTCGTGGCGTTGTCAATCGCGTCCTGCGCTTTCTGGCTCTGTGTGCCAAAGTAAAACGCGATCACGACGGTATACACCATCATAAAGTCCTGCGAGATTTTCCCGGCGACTGCCATGTACGCAAATACCGCCGTCAGCACCAGTGTGACGATAGATTTGACGCTCAGCAGATTGCCGAGCCGCTTCTTGATGTTTTCCATTTTTGTGTACCCCTTTCGTTATTCGACTGTTTCATTTTTCTTCGCAAAAACCCGCTTAAAGGCAAGCAGGCCAAGCTCTGTGATGGTTGCCCAGCCGGTAAAGCCGAGCACGTCGGACAGGTCGATCGACGCGCCGAGCTCCGGGCTGCGAATTACTGCAATGAGGACGGAGACGGTTTTGAGCGCGCAGGCCCAAATGATTACCGTCGTGATGAGCTGGAGCAGATACACGACGATGGTGCGCGCCATTTCGCCCTTGCTCCACTTGCCTTTTACCCGCATATCTGCCTCCCAATTTATTGCGCACTGCTATGCCCGCATTGCGCCTCCAGCTGGTGCAAAAACTTTTTTACATCGCCGTTCCCGCCCAGCTTTACGTATTTCTGCCCGGCAATCAGCCGCTCAGCCATTGGCATTTCCTCTGACATGATGGTCAGCCGGAGGATCGCCAGATACTGCTCGTCCTGATGCTCCTGCATTTTTCCGAGCTTTTTGTCGATCTCGGCTAGATGCGCCTCCTGCGTTGTGGCCTTGCCGCGCTTTTTCTGAACCGCGCTGACGATGGCATTGACTACCGCCGTCAGCGCGGATGAGCCAAGCGCGGCGCAGGCGAGGGTGACGATGATGGTTTTGGTGTCCATTTTTCTGTACCTTTCTCTTTTATTTGCCGGGCTAATCGTCCGCCATTTTGATGTAGGTGGTGGTATCGCTGGAATAGCTGATTGTCGGCAGCGTCGTGCCGCCGAGGGCTGCGTAGAGGGCCGGGTATGCAGTCTGGTCGAATGTTGAGCCATCGCACGCGTGCCACGGGGCGGAGAGGACGCGGACGGTCGTAAGGATATCGCCGACGTGATAATTCGGCTCCGACAGCTTCCCGAATGCCTCATTTACCATCGGGTTCGCCGGTGCGTCGCCCGCTCGCCAGATCTTTGCAGCGCTCTGTGCCGTCAGCAGGTTCCCGGCCGTGAGCGGCGTTCCAGCTTCCAGCGGCTCGTCCTCCGGGCGAAGCCATTCATACCGCAGAAGGCTTCCCGCCGCGTCATACGCCCCGTAGCGGACGGCCCCGTTTGCGAGATCGTTTGTGCCGATTCTATCCCGCATGGCTATTCCTCCAGCGCCTTGATGTAGGCATTGCTTCTTGTGTCCGTCCCGATGGTAGGGATTTCTTTTCCCGCCGCGCTATAATCGCAGTACGCCAGCCCATTCGATGATATGTATGCCGCCTCCCCGTCCGGCGATAGTGCAATACTGTCGACGCTGCTCCCCAGTACGTCTCCATATACCGGGCCGGATGCTGGAGCGCTGATCGCAATGATCTTTTCCGCTCGATCAGCACTTTCAGATTCGCTTGCGGTTTCTGAAAGCACCAAAAGCCCGTTTTCGTATTTGCCGTTCGTATAGTTGTCGAGCGAGTAGCTATCGGTTTTGTAGGAAACTACCTTCCCGTTTTCCCACGTTGCACCGTAGTCCGCAGAATACCTGTATACCATATATCCGCTATACATCGTGGTTCCCGCACTAGAGAAAGCAGCGTTCACCAGTGCAAAAAAAGCAATTATATTTGCCCCACAATGGTAAGCTGACATCAGGGCGTGATAGGTGTACGTCGACGGCTGGTTGAAGGACGGAGTTAATTCTTCGATGTTTACGCTGCTGACTGCCTCCCAGGTCGGATTGATCAGGGTTTTTGCCTTTGAAGTCTCCAGTATGCCGCTGGTGCTACAGTTCAGCTTGTAAAAGCAGTCCTTTTCTTCGGCGTAAAATACAATTCCGCTGATAAAATCTGGGATGCTTACTATTTCCTTTGTTGTTTGGTTTACGTAGCTGGCACTTACTTTTCTTCCCTTGTAATTGTTATAGGCTCCGTATTCGCCTCTTACTACGTAGATATACAGAACGTTTGGCGTAATAAACATCTTCAGTCCAGCGCTTCCAGGCAGGCTGCCGCTTGCATATAGCGTAAATGGCGCATCGAGACTATGCGTTGTGTACACTCCGTTTGCCTCTGTGGAGTCTCCGGAAAAAACAGCGTAATAAGTGCCGTTTGCATACTGCACATCCGATACCAACGAGAGTCCGGGCGGCATATCCGCCTGCTGCGTCCACGTCCCCAAATCGGGCGACGTCCAGAACTTTCTGTCGTGTAGGCCGACCCATTCCCCATTCAGATACCACATAAATCCAGGTTGAATATTCGATGACTTCAACGCCCACGGAAGCGGCGCGGCAGAGCTTCTGAGCACAGAAAACAGTTTTGGATACTTCTCCTGTGATACAGTGCGCCCGTCGCACGGCAGCCATGCGTCGGACAGGTCTGTGCGGGCGGTGATAGCGATGTCGCCGACTTTGGCCGTACCCTCCGAAAGCTTGCCGAGCGCGTCATTCACGGTTGGGTCGTCCGGCTTCTTCGAGCCGGGCCAGATCTTCGCGGCGGTTGCATCGGACAGGAGATTTGCCTTGTTGAGGGGCGTTCCCTCGACGGTGGGCGCGTCCTCGCGCTTGAGGTATTCGTAGTGGTCGAGCGTGCCGTCGGCGTTATACACGCCGTAGCGGATCGCTCCGTTGGCTAAAACCTGTGTTGGCTGCCTATCTTTCATGTGAGTAATCCTCCTGCGGCGCACTCCGCCGCGCCGGTGTGGCGAAAAGATTTTGCAACGTTGATGATTAAGTCTTCGCAGAGCGCAAGAATGCGCTCGATATCATTCGCGCCGGTGTAGGTCAGGCGGGCCAGCTGCGGCGCGTCCGGCGTTTCGGCAGGATACGCAAGCGCGTCCCGGATGGATTGCACCTGCTTGCGGTATGCCTCGGCCTGTGATGCCGTTATAATGTCCGTTACGGCCCAATCGGTTTTTGCCGTCCACGTAATGCTCTTCCCGCAGATCGCGCCGAGGCGGCCCGCCAGATAGTTCAGGGCTGTTCCCACGCGGTTCAGATCGGAAGCGTTGTACGCGCCCTTCATCCCGGCCAGCCATTCCGCCTGCTCGGCTGCGGTCATGGCGGCAAAGCCCTTCGCCGCCAGCTCCCGCACTCGCTCCACATCCGCCTGCGTCCGATTGGTGATGAGGGTATCGATAATCGTGCTCATGCGCCAACTCCTTTTGTTATGACATAAACCCCGCCGCCGCTGAACGTCAGTTCCATACCGGTCTGCACAGCATTTTCGTTTTGTGCGAATGCGTCGGAGATTTTGATGGTGTCGCCGGTTTCGAGCGCTGGGTTGCCCCGGTTTTTCACGCTGTAGATCTTTCGGCGATTATACTGCGCAAGCAGCCACGCAGCCACATTCTGATAGTTTGCAGGCGCTACGCACGGGTTATTTACGCTCTTGATGTTTTTTCCGCTCCCAGCGGTGATTGTCGTATCGATATTCGCGTAGTCGCTCTTAACGTGCAACTCTACGCAGTCGACTGCCTCAGATATGGAAACACCGTCATAGTTATAAAGCTCATCCGGCGTTATTTCTCCCAATACTGCGCCTGCTGAAAGCTCCGCGATGTGCAGGTTTCCGGATCGATCAAACCACGCGGAGCACATAGCCGCCTGCGCCAATAGCCGGATCGCTTCTCGGCGTGTTGTTTTGCGTGGAACGGCCGATACGACGGTTTTTGCTGCAGCCTCATCCCCGTAAATAACATTGATGTCGTATCCATCCAGAACCGACGAAACTGCGGCCTGAAGCTCACACGCGGTAGCGTTTCCATTCTCATATGTCGCACGTTCGAGTGTTGCTGCCATGTCATTTCCGACAAGCTGTGCCGTGACGCCGGAATCCCGCGCCGTTACGGACGTAAAAAAGAACTCGCCAACGTCTATGCTCTCTCCGTTTACAATGCATCTGGCAAGCAATTTCTGGCCATCCTGAACCACGGAGAAAACGCCGTCCGGGTTCAGAATGTTGTACCGATGATCCGCGTTGTCGAACGTAAAGGAAATCTGCCGGGACGGGAACGATTCGCAGGAAACGGATGCTTCCTCTATGATCTTCACGTCGGCCATTGTGTCGTTTTCGTAGGTTTCCGTCAGGCCAAAATCGATCTGCCGCAGCCGGGCGCGTGTCTTTGGCAGGAACGTCTTGTCAAATCGAATCGTCAGCTTTGTGTAATTTGCGGCAGTCATGCTGATGTTCTGCCGCGCCTGCGTGATCATCTTTGTTCCGGTTGCGACCGTCGATCCGTCGCTCGCATATGCGGTAATTGTGATCTGCGCCGGGTATTGGTTCATTTTTTCATCAAACAGCATCGCCCAACCAATCGTGGATACCGGCGCGGAGAATTCAAACGTAATTGTGCTTGCCATTTCGGCGCTCTCGTTTGATACTCCTCCGCTCCACCAGCCAATATGCTGCCCATCAAAGCTATCGTTCGGAATATCGATTGTCCCATCCAGAACCCACCGGTTCAATTCAAGCCCAGCGAACTTCCCGGATATGGTTTCTCTGTCGCTGATCGTTTCGGCGGCGCTTGTGCATGGTGCCGAATCCGATGCAGAGGCCGTACCGTTCTTCTTTGCCGACGGGTCGACAATGTAAAACCGGACAAGCATACCAACCTCACGCACCGGTGTAAACGGTGCGTAATTGCTCGATACCTTCTGCATCAATCCACCCCTTGCTGCGTTGCGGTGATGGTCACACCGCACCATTGGGAAACCCCATCCTCATCGTAGATAATGGCCTTGTACTCCGGCTGACTGAACAGGAAATCCCGTGTTTTGTCGCCATCAACGTCCGGGTACGTCACGCTCAGGACGTGCTTTGCGTTGATCATGCTGCGGAGTTTTCGGAGATCGGCGACAGAAAGCCATCCCGTTGGGATTTTCAATTCATTTTTTACCCCGATGATATCCATAACCGTCTTTCCGGATGCCATTGTCGCGGTTGCGCCAATATCCTTTGGCTGAATCGTGAACACGAGATCACGCAGAAGGGTGACTGTGTTTGTGCCGTCCGTGATTTTAATCCTACGCAAGCGATACACCCCTTTGTACGATCTCGCCCCGCAGCGGATCGAATATTGCTCTTGCTATCGTCTGCCCATCGAGCACAAGGTTGATCTGCATCGGCGTACCGGACCGGTTGTTGGCCAGCAGGCCGTTTACGACGCCGACGGAGGACTTTGCCGCGCCGGATACGGAGAAGGATGTTGTGCCGAAAGTCATCTGATCCTCGATATTCTTCCGAACGCCTGTCATCTCGCGGGCGAAACCCTGTCCAAGCCCCTCGGCCATATACCCGCCGATCCCAGCAAAGACTTTGGACGGAGACGCAATTCCGAGAATGCTTTTGACTCCGCCGACAAGGCCGTCTACCATATTGCTAACTGTCTTTTTCAGGCTATCCCACATATTCAAAAATCCATTTTTGATTCCGTCGACAATGTTGCTGCCAATGCTGCTCCAATCGTAGCCCAGGAAGGTATCTACAATCGATTTGATTATCGTTGGGATCGACATGACAAGATCCGGGATTGCGCTAATAAGGCCCTCAATAAGCGCCATAATGATTTGTGGGCCGGACATGATGATTTGCGGAAGATTGTTAAGAATCCCCTGTACAATCCCGATAATGAGTTTTGGCACAGCCGCAGTAAGCTGCGGAATGGATTTAATCAGGCCGTCGACGAGCGACATGACAAGCTTTACGCCGGATTCGATGATTTTGGGGAAGTTTTCAATAAGCGCGGTGATTAGATTTGTGATAAGCTTGGGAGCCACCTCAAGCAGCCTCGGGACGGCATCAATGATCCCGTCCGCCAGAGCGAGGATGATCTCAAGCGCCGCATCTACCAAATTCCCGAGATTTCCAGGGTCGGTCAGCGTTTCAGCGATTTTGATGATTGCTTCTGTTGCCGCCGGGATCAATTCCGGAAGCGTCTCCGTAATGCCTTGTACCAGAGAGATAATAACATCTATACCGGTTTGAATGATTTCCGGCAGAAGCTCGACTATGGCCGGAACGAGAATCCCAATTGCCGTCGGCGCGATATCGCCCAGAACGGTAAGGATCTCCGGGAGCGCGGACATAAGCCCAGTAACCAGATTTGATGCGCCCTCAATAAGCGAGGGAAGGGTGGATCCGAGTATGCCCGGAAGCTGCGTGCTTACGGTTACCATCAGCGTAGTAATCGCCTCCACAATGCGCGGCAAAAGCTCCTGAATGCGCGGGATCAGGTTATTGCCCGCAACGACAATGGAATCCGTGAAGTTGCCCACGAGAGTTCCGAGATTCTGATCCGGGTCGGCGAGGCCGGTCACGAGGTTCTTCCATGCGGCTTTTACCATACCGAACGAGCCTTGAATTGTGGACGCGGCTTCTTTTGCGGTCGTGCCGGTGATGCCCATTTCGGTCTGCACGACATGGATTGCATCTACGATATCCGCATAGCTGGAAATATCGTATTTGATACCGGAAATTTTCTCCGCATCTTCAAGGAGGCGCTGCATTTCGGCCTGCGTGCCGCCGTAGCCGAGCTTGAGGTTATCAAGCATCGTATAGTTTGCTTTTGCGAAGCCCTGATATGCATTTTGGATTAAAGTCATGTCCGATCCCATTTTGTTGGCATTATCGGACATATCAGTCAGCGCCAAATTTGCCTTTTCTGCCGCTGCACTGGTATCCCCATCGAGAGACTGCAGCAGGGATGCAGAAAAGCTTGTCACCGTCTCCATGTACTCATTCGCAGACAGCCCAGCGGTTTTGTACGCGTTGTTTGCGTACTCCATGACTTTATCTTGGCTATCCTTAAAAAGCGTCTCCACGCCGCCGACGAGCTGCTCATAGTCTGCGTATGCCTGGACCGCCTTTGTGCCGATTGTGCCGATTGCCGTCGCCGCTGCCGTCACGCCGACTACCGCAGCCTTGCCGACAGTAGCAAGGCCGTTTTTAATCTTCTCGCCGAGGCCGAATGTTTTCTTCCCGGTTTCGTCGATGCCCTTGTCTGCCTCGGACGTATCGGCGCCGATTTTTACAAAAAGTTCAAACAGATTCATCTTTGGATTTTTTCACCTTCAATCCGCACCGGCGTACAACGTCGGCGGTGATCTCCTCGCAGGTTCGGTTATCCTGCGGCTTCGGGCTGATGATGTCGGTGTACTTTGCCTGCACAAAGCTTCCGCCCGCGAATTTCGCTGTATTTTCCGTGATCGTGCGCATACACTCCGCCGCATAAATGCGAAAGGCTGATTCCTCGTTCTGCCGCTTTATTAAAATCGGCAAAAGGCGAATCAGCCCTCCGGCGCTTATTTTTGGAGCTGCCAGAAGCGCAAGCGTTACGCTTTCGCCTCCGACGCGCACGATTTGAAAAAATCAGTGAGATCTTTGTCCTCGGCCAGTTCCCGGATCTGCCGCATTGTAACGAGAACGTTCTGCTCCCGGATCGCGTCAACTGTCACGCTGTTTACCACAGCCAGAATGCTGAACGCGTCTTCTCTATGCTTTTTTAGGATCAGTGGGATCCACTGGCCGATGCGCTGCACGCCGATTGCGTACCTCTCGCCGACTGTCTGCGGCTTTTCGTCGTCTGTCAGCTTTTTCAGGCTTCCCCTGAGTTCTTCGTCTGCCACGATGTTCAGCGCGTATACGCTGATTTCGCAGAGGACATCTGCCGCCTTATCGGTGCTGAATTCCGAAAGTTTCATATCGGCCTCCTATCAGGTTTCTGCCGTACCGGCCTTGATGTACAGTTCATACGGCACGACATCCTGCTTTGAGATCGAATAATGCGCGGTGTATTCAAACGCCATCTGTCCCTTGCCCTTGTCGGCGGTTTTCAGCTGGAATCCGCCGGTAGAAAGCGCATTCATCAAACGGATTGCGATAAAGCCGCCATTGGTTGCACCGTTCTTGTCAGAGTAGTCGCCGACAATCCAGATGTCCTTGAAGTCGGCACTGTCCAGGTCGCGGCGCGGAACAACTTTCGTTGCGTCCGTGCCGTCGATGTCCGCCGCCGCCATAAGGGATTTGGCAGATGTGGTCGTCACCGTGACAAACGTTCCGGAACACTTTACGTCCACGTCATCCAGCCGTTTCAGTTCGAGTGTATTCTTGGGGCAATTATCTACATCTTCGCCGTAGTCAGAGAACGTCGGTGTCGCCACGAACGTAATGCCGCCGGTCGTTGCGCCCAGCTGATTTTCTGGTTCAAACGCACCGGTCGCCGGTGTGAAATCGCTCAGAATTACACCGGCGTTGATTTGCAGCTGCTTGAAGGTATCAGCAGGTATTTTTGTGAATTTCGCCATGAAATCAGTCCTTTCAGTTTGCGGTGATGTACTCGACTGTAATGTTCAAGTACCGCCGCTTGATATTTGCATCAGAATCGTCCCGGACGTTCTGGCACCACGGAGATCCGCGCTTGATCCAGATTGCGCCGTCGTCACACGGCACAAACACGCCGCCCAAGCCGATAGCGTCCGAGATTTCCTGCGCTTTCGCGTTCGGTTCTGCTTCCTGCGTGGTGTAGTACCACAGATTTACTGTCAGGCCGATTTCTCCGCTGTCCCACGCGCCTGTGATCAGTTCATAGGTCAGCCACGGGAAAACGGCGTCGTCCGGCACGCTGGACGCGGGATAGGCCGTCAGGAATTGTGAGAACCACGCGTGCAATGCTTTGTCTTTCGTCATGTCGGCAGTGCTTTCTTTTCAGCAGTGAAGTATTTCAGGGCAAAGCTAGCGGACTTCGGCGTCTGTTTATCCTTCGGCTCGGACGTGACGCGGTACGTCTCGCCGGTCGTCTTGTCGCGGAAGAAGTCGTTATAATCGATTGGTACGGCCTTTTGCACAAGCACCGAGTAAACGCTTGTCACGCCCTCTTTCTCCGCTCTGCGCGCCTCCATGGACGTGTCAAGCGCCTGATAGTTCATAAACTCCGCGCCATCCGTCCATGTGGTGATATATCCGCCCGCTCCATCCGGTGTGCGGCTTTTTTCGAGCAGCACGCACGGGCGGGCAAAATCATCAAGTAAACTCATATCAGATCTTCCTCCACTGGTTCATGCGCGATTTGAACGTCGTCTGCCATGTCACGGCCCCGCTCGCGGACGTGCTTCCGCTTGATCCCTTCGAGTAGCTATACCCGCCGAAGCTTTCCGAGGTGAACGGGCTTGCTGCTGCGTCGCCGTTTTTTTCCTGCCACGCCTTGATTTCCTCTCCCAAGCAGAGAAGCGCGGGAGGAACAGACATCGGCCAGATAGAGCCGTCAAATGTCTCGTCTGCCATCGCGTAATCCGGGTATTGGTGAACTCCGTCGTTGAAAACAGAACCCACCACACGGAAAAACTGTCCGTTTTGCAAAAACGGCAGTGTGATGCTGCCGTTTTCGACCGTGTACGTACCACTGATTCTGTCAGTTTCAAACCAGTTCCGAAGCACGCCACATAATTCAGTCAGCATCACACCGCCACCTCCATCACTTCGCCGTTACCGTCGCATTGCCAGCCTTCTGCGCCTTGTAAGTCGCATCAGCCTCAACGACTGTGATCTTCTTGCCCGTAGCCGCCGTGATATCGGACTTGCCGTCCCACGTCGACCACGTTCTGACGTTCTGGCCGTAGGTGACAGTCTCAGCCGAATCGCCTACCTTGTACTTGTAGACGTTGCCGCTTGCTTCCTTTGCGGGCGTTACCGTGATCTTCGTGTCGCCGGTTGCGGTTCCGGCTGCCGGAGTAACGGTCAGCGTGCCGAGCGACGGGGTCTCGTCAATGTCAGCAACGGCAATGCCGTCCTGATACTCCGCAAACAGGGTGAGCCCCATGATCGCAAAGGACTCGGAGACGGCGGTGGAATAATTACCCTGCACGTGGAAGCCGACAAGGTTTGTTTCGCCATCAGTTCTGTAGTCAAGACCGGCACGGGCGAAATCGCTGTCAGCCGGGTCGATATAGTACAGAACGATGTTTTCAACCGGCGTCGCGATCACGCGGCCGCGCTTGATCTCATCGTCGGACAGCAGGAAAACCGTGCTGTAGCCCATGAAATTCTTGATGTACTGGAATCCAAACTCGGTCTGAATGGTGATGTCTGCGCCACCGAGGTAATCGTACAGATCCATCACGTTCACGAAGCCAACAACGTTGGTCGCGGTGCGGTGCATCTGCTTGAACTTGTTGATAACAGCGCCCTTCGCCATCGCAAGCGCGCGCTGCCAGTTGGTTTCGCTGACGGTCAGCATACCGGTATTCAGGTAGTCGTAGAACCGGTTCGTGACGTTGGTCTGAAGCTCATACAGGAAAGCTTCATCGGTCATCGCGACTGCGACATCATAGCCGTATTCCTTGATCGCCTCGATGGAAACCGCCTTCGCGTACTTTTCGACGTTGATGTTCGCATAGTCCTTCTCGATGACAGTAGCTTTGGAGTAGGGAATCTCTTCACCCTCACCGACGCTCTGCGCGAGAGTCACGCTTGCGGTCTTGGATTTCAGGACGGTGCCCGGCTGCTTTTTGATGGGGCGCATAATGCCGAGAATGTCGCGCAGGTGCTGCCAGTTCCGCGCAAAGCGGGTTACAAAATCGATTTCACGAGCGGTTACCTGAACGTCGCTCGTCATGGTCAGGTTGTTTTTTGCTGCCATATTATTCTTCCTTTCCGAACAAATTGAGATTTGCGGCAATTGCTGCCTGCCGTTCAGACGCGTCCCTGATTTTGAAGATGTCGTCCCGGCTCATAGCGCCGCCGTTGTTTGCGGGCGGGTCTTTGGTGTCCGCGCCCTTCTGTTTCGTGGTAACAACGAAATCTGCCCACTCTTCCTTGATGGACTTCTTCAAATCATCGGCGTTCTTGATCTTGCCGTCTTCCAATTCAACCGTAGAAAGATCGGTGACCTTCAAAACCGAATCAATTCGTTTTTCGCTGATACCCGCAGACTTCAAAAGTTCCCGATACGCGGATTCCTTCGCGCTCTTGGTTTCCTTCTGCATCTGCTCTCTTTTGTAGTCGTCAAATTCCTTTTTGACCTTATCGTGCTTATCCTTCCATCCATCGTCGCCTTTGGCTTTCAGGTTTTCAAGCTCCGCCTGTACTCCGGGGAGCTTTTCAGCGTCTGCCTTATACCGTGCAAGGTCGTTTTTCAGCCCGTCGACGGTATCGGTGTGCGCCTCAATGATCGTATCTATCTGCTCTTCTGTAAGCCCCATGCCCTTCAGGAGCTTTCGCGTCAGTGCCATGTTCTATCTTCCTTTCCCTTGTCGGCGGTGCTTTGCCGCGACAGAACAAAAAATGTGGCAACAGTCATTTCTTTGCTGTTACCACACTTATACCGTATATTTATGGCTCTGGGACGCAATCTTTATCCGTTTTTCATCTCATCTTCGACGATTTTCCGGTATTGCGCCGCATGATCCGCTGCTGCGGGCTTCAAATACGGCTGTGCTTTGTTTCCAGCCGTCCAGTGCCAGTTCCCCTTCGCGTCCTGATACGCCCACGGCGTAGGTCTCCCTCCCGGATAATGCTTGCCGGTTCCGAGTTCGACGTATGCGGCATATTCCATATCACTTCCGATGTATGCAGCCGGTTCCCCTTCATCTACGCGGTGCGTGATACTGTTCCTCAGATTGCCGGTGTCCACCGGGCAAAGCCGCTTCGCGTACTTTTCAGCCGTCATTCCGATCTTTTCTAGGGCGCGAATCAGCGCGTCGTGCATAGCGGACTTCACTTCTTCGGAGTTGTCGATAAATTTAACGTCCATTTTTCTTTTTCCACTCTGCCCATTCCGCATAGCTCATGTTCTCAATCAGTTCATTCCGTCCGGTCGCCTGGTTCCTGGCGCGGCGCTTGCCTCCGGAGGTGTCGATTCCTTCAATCTCGGATACCAGCGTGCAGCGGCAGTTATAGATTTCGGCCGGTGGGCCGTTTGGGTCGCCTGGGTAGCGGCAGCCGTTGGAGAACTTTTTGTCGTTGTCCACGATCTCGCCGTCGAGCATGGCGTGGGAGTGGCGGGTTCTTCCGTCGAGCGTCGCCATCCATTGTTTTCTGCACTTGATTCCCATTTTCTCGGCAGCATAATAGGAATCCAGCCGCCCGGCGTTCTGTGCGCCGGTGACGGCTGTGCGGGCCGTCCGGATGGCGCTGTCGCGGTTCATGGTGGTAATGCGGCTTTGCAGATCATCCGCCATGCCCTTGATGCTCCGTCCCTGTAAAATGGAGCTGGTGACGCTGGCGGTGATCTGCTTTTTTCCGTAGGCGAGATCAATTCCGCGATTAAGCGCCCGCTTTTTCGGATAGTACGGCATAAGCTCCGGCTGCTCGGAGATTAGGCGCTTCACGGTCTGCTCGTCCCAGATATCGAAGCCAACGTCACCGGTGACCTGCTCAATGGTGTACGCCGCGAAATTCCGGTTCAAACTGTAAATGCCCGGCGTTGCATCGTTGACATACGCAACAGCAGCAACGTTTGCATTTGTCATGCGCTCGGCGACCTTATCCCGTAGCGCCTCAAAGCGCTTTCCACGCCCGATCTGCGCAAGCCGCCATTGCTTGTATTGTTCCTCTGTGATATCGCCAGCGTCCAGCCGCTCCTTTTCCACCGCGTCGCGCGCTGCAAATTTACCGAAGTAATCCCTGATCGTATCCGTCAGATCGTTATACGCTTCCCTGTATATCGCAGCAATCCGCTTTTCAAGCTTTGCGAGCTCTGCGTCTGTCATTTTCTGCCCGGCGGTGTTGCTTGTGCTCATACACTTCTATCCGCCCCGCCGAGCACGGCGCAGACGAGGGTGACGATGATGGTCTTGGTGTCCATGGTGTTCTCCCTTATGTTTCCTCCCATATTCTCAAATTTACGCCTGTTCCTGCCAACCAGCCGGATATGCCACTGGTGAATATACATTCGCGTCAATCAAGCTAATGTAATGCTTTCCATTGAATGTCACCTTGTCGCCCTTTTTGTAGGCATTATGCGCACCAGTAGGCTGCACGAATTCCGGCCATTCATCTAGTGAAACGATCACAAACAGTGCCGGTGTAATATCAGGTGTCCAATCCGCTTGTGCAGTATGCGCCTGAACCACGCGATATAATACGCCATGATATTGCAGTCGTTCATCTACTGCATAAGCATGTCCTACTACCCACTGTGGGAATAGCTCTACTGCTTGCAGCGCATCCTCATCAGGTAAGCTGATCGACGCTTTTTCAATATACGGACGCAATGCTCTGGCTCTTTCTATGTACCTCATCAATCTGTCTCCCCAAGTAAAATTTTCGCTGCTGTTTCTGCATCTGTGAGTGGTAGCGCCGCACCCATTTCCTCATAGCTGCCCTCCGGCTCCGTACCTTTCAACGTGTAACCGGGGAGATGAAACGCCCTGTCAGAAAGCACCTGATGTTCAGTTCCTTCTTCATCCGTAATAGTCACAGCCATCTTCGCGCAAAATCCTTCTGCCTGATCTTCCTTGCACGGGACATAACAACCGTTGCCGTGCAGTCGGATGGGCACAATACTGTCCGCATAACCGGCAAATGCGCCGTCCTGTTTTACTGCATACATGGCGTCCCTCCAAATTTCTCTTGATAGATTTTCTCTAATCGCTTTGTGCTTGCTGTTCTCAACCGATTTTTCCAGTAGCCGTTTTCCTGCCCCGGCCATTTGTCATCCGTAAAATCTTCATCGCAGCCGTTTTTTCTGTACCATCGGTACAGATCGTTCAGCATTTTCTGCCGCTCTGCCCCTTCCTGCGTGTTCGGCCTGAAATGTGCCCATCCATTTTCGGACGTCGTAGCGCATATCCGCCTGCCATCTGCTGCGAATAAGAACCCTTCAATTTCCGATATCACAGTCCCATATCTAAGATTAAATTCTCCATCAATGCCATTCCCGCGGAAACGCTTATACACGATATACTCCATGCGCTTTTCCCTCATACGCAAAAGCCGGGCGCGAAGCCGAAGGAAGCGCGCGCGGTGCGGTCTTCGACTGTCCCGTCGGTGTTCACATTCTCGAAACCGTCGGAGTTGCTCGCAAGCGGAGAACGGAGCCACCAACGAGCGGCGGCACTCGTTCCGTTGTGCTTGTACTTTACCTTGCTGTTTCCAGCGGAATAATAGGCGTACTGCGCTTGCTTACTCGCCTCGTTCGAGTTTGCTCTCGAAATGCTCCCGAAAACCTCAAACTCCGAGAGGAGGAAAAAGTAATCCTTTGTCGCCGTGACCGCACTCGCGGATGTGCTATTATTTCCCGTATTGTCCGTGTACTTGGTAACGGACTTTAGGACTGCACGGAGCGCCGTCGGAATGACTGCGATAATCGTTCCGGAATAGCTCGAGAGGCTTGTCCCGCAAATATTTGTACGCATTTGCGAGCTCGCCCATCCGCCGGAGTTCGTTGCACTACTGTTCATAGAGAAATAGCCGGTTGTCGAAACGGGCGAGGTATAGTAATTATCGCAGAAACACACGTCCGTACCGCCGGAGAGCGCGGTCTTTGCAAGTTGGAAATGGATACAGTTTTCCCCTTCTAGGCTCGCGTTATGGTTAAATCCAATAACGAACGCATATGTTGTGTAATTAGATAGTGTAAGATGTCCAACCGTGCCGTTTAGCGTTACAGCCTTTCGGTCACCGACGCTCCAATAGTTCGCGCCCTGTCCCGCGTCGGATATATTTTTTATTGTTTCCCAAGTATTTTTATTCAGTGTCGGATATACAAAATTAAGCGACACCGCGTAGCTGTCCGTGATAGCTACGGCTTTTGTGTCAGATGTTTTCCCGTCCAGCGTAGCGGATACTCTCCATGTGCCGATCTCCGGAACGGTAAGCGTACAAACTCCGGTGCTGTCAGATGTTCCGGTTATCGTTTTGGAGCCGTTTGTCGCCGTGACCGTCGCACCGGCAGATACTGTTACGATCAGCCGCAGAGCGATTCCGGTCTGAATCGTACCGATTACTGCGGCAAGCCCTTCGATGGTCTGTGCCGCAGGGGCTGTGCCGCCTTTGGCCTCCACTGCGTCATACGCCGCGCCGACTGCCGTGATAATGCGGTCGATCTCGGTCTGTACGCTCATGTCTGTTCCTCCTTTAGATCGCGGCGAGGGCGTTTTCGATGTCGTCCGTCAGGCTGACTGTGCCGCCGGAGGTATAGCCTGCGGGGATGTCTACGCTGGTCTGCGTGAGGCCGTCGATGGTCTTCGAGATCGCGCCGTTGTTGGCCATGGTGCCCTCGACCTTGCTGCCATTGGCCAGCACGATGAACTTTCCGTCCAGCACGTCAGCGGCTGCGGCCGTGACGCCGGAAACGTCCTTGTATTTGGCCGGAATCGCGCCGACCGTGACCTTTCCGAGGACTTTGCCCTTTGTGGGCGTAATGTCCTGCTCGGCCTCGGCAGGCGTGGCGGACTTGGTTTCCAGCACGACAGATACCTTGCCCGCGCCGGAGTGCTTACCGGCTGGTACAGTGTACTCCTGATTGCCGGTCGTAGCGTCAAGAACCTTTTCAACCGCGCCGTTGTCCGGCATGGTGCCTGCCTGCGTTACGCCGTCGGCATCGATAAAGACCTTATTCGCCAGCACGTCGCCGGGCGCGGCGGTCGTCGCGGACACGTCCTGATAGTTTTCCGGAATCGCGCCGACGGTCACGCCGGACAGGCCGTAATAGCCCTGATCTGGTGTGACGGACTGCTGCTCCTTCGTCGGCGTGACGGATTTGGCCTGAAGGTTGTAATTGCCGCCGCCGGAGACGCCCTTTACCGTGCCGGAGCCGTTGTGATAGCCCGCGGGGATGGTGTAGGACTCGCCCTCCTTGACGTTGGCGTCGACCGCGCCCTGATTTTTGATGGCGGCGGCCTTGTCGGTCAGCGCGTCGAGCTTATCCGTGCTCGCGGCAAGGCCGAGGCCGACGAGCCATGTGCGCAGCTTGTTCCGCGCGGTCTGCAATCTGGTAATTTCGGTTTGTGTGCTCATAAAATCACTCCTTAAATCGTTGCGAGCAGCGCGTTGATGTTGCCGACCTCCGCAAACACGGCGGCGGAGGTTACGGGCTTGGTGTTGTCCTTTTCTACGGCGTCCGCCGTGTCGACGGACAGGGTGTTCGTTTCGGCGTCCAGCTTGAGGCCGGGGCCGATGTTGTAGCCGCCGCCGGAGCCGCCGCCAGCACGCACGGAAACGTTAAAGGAAACGTCGATCGGGTCGCGGTTCTTGAGTTCAAATTCAATGCCGCCCATCACAACACCGCCTTTGAAAGCGCGTGCGCAACGTCGATCTGCTTGATCTCCGAGCCAATCACGTCACCGCTCTTGAATTTCACGCGCACCTGCATCTGGCAGAGCTTCGGGAGCCGAAAGGTCTCCTGCTGGGTGAGGGGAATGTGGAACTTTCCATCCGAGTATTCCGCTTCCCCCGGATAAATTTTTTTGAAATTGAATAAAGTGAACTCAACCGCCTTGACATCCGCAATATTGATGGGGGAACCGTTGTTTTTGATCGTAACATCGAGGCTGTACGCATCACCCTGTACCATGCTGCTCATACGTCTATTCCTCCATATCTTTCGTGGAATATCGCTCTAATTCTTCCGCGCTTTTCCTCTTCAAAATGTTTGCGATTTCCTCCTGCGTAAGCCACGGCAGCTTGCTCAGAATCGTTTCGTCGTCAAGGTACTGCGCAGCCATCAGCACCATCTGCGTCTGCTCCAGCTGATTTACGATCTTCGAGCGCGTAAATGTCGGCTCATCGTCAATGCCGATCAGTGCAAAAAGTTGATACAGGAAATCACCGACGCAGTATTCGAATTCGTCGACTTTGTTGTCCATCTGCTGGTATGCAGCCGTGATCTCGGTCGCCGTCTTTTGCCCGCCCTGTATTTTCGTTGTATCCAGCATCTGAAAGTCCCTGTAAAGATCGTCGCTGAGTCTGCTCAGCAGCGCTTCCCGCGCCTCGACTGGAATCGTAAGCGTGTGGGCCTCCGCCTTTGCGCCGTCATCGTCCACAAGGCCGACGCCGATCCGCCGCATGGTTTCCTTGAACCGCGCCATATCGATTTCGTCCATGCCGCCTGCGTTGGAGATCGTCCAGTAGATAATCGATGCGTCATCGACGGTATCCGCGAAACCGGATTTGATCAAATCGTAGCAGTCGATTGCCTCTCGTTTGCCAACAAGCTCGGACTGCCGGGCGCGATTGCCGTACATGGGGATGATCGGGAATCCGGGGTAATTCTGATACTCCAAGATTTCTGTTCCGTCCACCTCAGACGAGGCTTCGACGGAGATATAGCCGCGTTTCGGGGCTAAAATCTCCATCTCTTTCCCGCTCCTGCGGATGAATTGTGTGAATCCGTCCGGTTCGTACAGTGTCGCCCGCAGCGGCTTGTTCGCCGCTACCTGCCAGAACCGAATACCGGCGCGAAGCGATCCGTTTTCCTCATCCAGCAGCGGCACAAATTCTAGGGCCGTGAACACTTCCAAATGATCGAGGTTCCAGAAGCCATAGGCCACGCCGCCGACGAGCGCCGAGCGCGCCAGATCCTGAATCTGATTGTCAAATTTTCTGCCGAGCCGCTTCTTGTTCTCGGCGTTTTTCAGTATCACGCCGTTGCTTAGCAGATACTGTGTTTCCTGCCGCATGAAAATCGGAAAGAATGCGCTGCGGAGCTTGTAATTTGCGCTATAGTTGTCCGGGATGGCCTTCCCGGACAGCGTATAAAGCAGCTTCTGCACGGTAATGATGGTAACATTTCGGTGCTCGTCGTATTCCCGCGCAATCTTTGCCTGCTGGTACAGATCCGAGTTTTTATGATCGTTGATCGCCGCCAGAACAAATTCCATTCTGTCCCGATCCGATTTCTCGGCAACCTCTAAAAAATCCTGATATGTTTTCATCTTTTACCTCACCGCGCCAGCTCCGGCACAAATCTGTGTTCTTTGAAGTGTTTTTTCAAGGCCGTCATCACCATGTACCTGATTTCGTCCATAGTGTGGTCGTTTTCCTTCACGACGCGGTCAGATTCTGCTTTTTCGTCCCACCTGTAAAGCCCGAATTCGCGGATGGCGTCCTCGCAGCTCTCATGGATTTTGAGCTTCCCAGACGCAATCATCTCAGCCGTTGTCTGTATGCCGGGCAATACATCATTCACAGCCCCACGAACTTTGAACTCATGGTGCTTCTTTACGGTGGCAATAAAAGCGTCCGCTGACGGGTCTACAATTAGGCATTTTATATCCCTCCCGCCTGCGAGGCGCTTGACCTCTGAATAATACTCTTCCGGCGTTTTTTCTTTCCGTTCTTCTCGCCCGCAGTAATAATACTCTCCGATTCGCACCGCTTCCGTTTTCGTCACGCACCACAAGCCAGCCGAAAACGGATTGTGCGTGCCGTAGTCAATGGAAATGTAATAATCGCCGGTGTCCGGTATGTCCTGCACGATGCAGGAATCGCCAAACATCGGATACACAAGCCCTTCCGCAATGCAGCGCTCACCAAGGATATCCCGTCGATACCAGATGCTTTTTATATCATACTGGCTTTCGATTTCCGCAAGCCTTTGGGCTGTAATCGTTGCATTGTCTCGGATAGTAAAGTGCCGGTAATTATACCGCGCTCCAAATTGTTCCGGGAATCGGTCTATGTAATTCTGGTAAATCCAGTGTCCAGGCGACGAAGGGTTTAAATCCCAAAAAACACGTCGAAGTTTTGCGGCAAGCTGTCGATTGAACGCCTCCTTGATCGTATCCTCATGGTGAAGGTTGATCTCGGTTGCAATCCACATTCCGTATGAGTTGCCGCGTATTTTTTTAAAGCTGTCCGCTTTCGCTCCGCCCGCAAAAATAACTACATAATCCCGCCCACAGGATTTAATTACAAGAGCCTCGTTTCCCTTATACTTCGTCCATCTGCACCGACCGCGAAATAGATATTCAAGCCCGAATCCGTTCGCGTCTCCAATGTTCAGCTTAGCGTTCGCCGCTGTGGAGCCGGTCGCCAAATGGATTCTATCAGGCGTGCCTTTGTTTATCATCGTTGCAAAGGCGGCTATATTGTCGATGGTTTTTCCCGCTCGAACAGCACCTTCTGCAACAGAAATAATGCAGCGCGTTGCATTTCTAATATATTCCTTATGCTTATCCCCGAACGCTGGGTGGATTGTCGAACTTTTCATTCGATACCCGCTTCTTTCAGATAAGCGTCCGTATCCTCCACGTCAATCGATTCTTCTGGCTCATCACGCTGCTCTAAGTATTGCTTCCCGAGCCAAATAGCCATGCTCGCGTTCTTTTCCGCAAGCCGCCACTGGCTCCGGCGCAGTGAAATTTTCCCCGCTCCTCGCTTTTGCTTAAATACCTCGGAAAAACTGGCATGATAGGTGCGTTTACACCAACTATCCAGTGTTTTATCAGTCACACCAAACCAACCGCAGATTTCCTCAAGCGTGCATTGCAGGCCGCATAAGTTCTCAAACTGTTTTTGATCTATTTCCTTTCTTGGCCTTGCCATACGCGCCCTCCTTTCTCCGCTGGCGTTTGATAAACTTCTCCATGTCCCGCTTTAAGTACGGACTGTTTGTCTTATCAATGATCGCCTGCGCTTCTTCAATCGTCATGCAGAAGCACCGCCTTTTCTCCTGTGAATTTCTCCCACCGATCGATAATGACATCGGCATACTGCGGGTCAAACTCCATGCAATATGCGTGTCTCCCGTTCTGCTCTGCTGCCATGATCGTTGTGCCAGAACCAGCAAACAGGTCAAGAACATTCTCGCCCGGTTTGCTCGAGCACTGCATCTGATAGTCAAACAGCTTAATCGGTTTCATGGTTGGATGCTCTGCCGATCTCACCGGCTTATCAAAATTGAGAACAGTGGTCTGCCTGCGGTTTTTGAAGAAGTAATGCTTATGACCTTCCGTCCATCCATACAAGCACGGCTCGTGCTCGTCTTCTTCAATCTCGCTCTCGCCATAGAGACAAGGTTCATGCTTCCATTGGTAATCCTGCCGCCCCATGACCATGCTGTTTTTTACCCAAATCAAGCACTGCCTTACTCGGAGCATTGCGTCTCTGCACGCCCCGCGGAAGTTATACCCTTCGCTATCGGCGTGCCAAATGTAAAACGGTGCGCCAGGTTTCATAACCATCGCCGCATTGGAGAAGGCATCCGTCAGGAACCGTCTAAATGCCGTATCCTCCATATTGTCGTTCTTAATCTTCCCGGCGGTGCCCTGATAGTCCACATTGTACGGAGGATCGGTGAGAAGAAGATCGATTTGTGCCCCCCCCACAAGCTTCTGTACGTCTGTCAAAGACGTGCTGTCTCCGCACATAAGGCGATGGTCTCCAAGCTGGTACACATCGCCCAGCTTGCTCTTCGGCTCCGCCGGAATGACAGGTTCATAATCATCCTCGACAACGGAATCGTTCAATTCGTCACGCAGACCCCATTCAAAGTCAAACGCCGACAGGTCGAGACCGGGCAGCTCATCAGCCAGGAGGTCAAAGTCCCAATCGCTCTCGTTGCTCTTGTTATCCACCAGCCGCAGAGCGTTCACCTGCTCCGGTGTCAGATCGTCCACGCAGACACAGGGCACTTCTTCCATGCCCAGCTTCTTTGCCGCCATAGCGCGGCAGTGGCCGATTACAATCACACCGTCGCGGTCAATCACAATCGGCTGCACAAAACCGTACTGCTTGATGCTCTCCGCAACGTTGTTGATTTGCGTCTTGTCATGCTTTTTCGCATTTTTCCCGTATGCAGTAATGCTGGAAAGCTTTCTGTTTTTTACCTCCATGTTGTCCTCCCCATCAAGCCCGATCACCGGTCAGCCACCTCATTCTTTCGTTCTCGTGTCTCCGTGTGTGAATAAATATATTTATTCACACCGGAGAACACGAGAACAGGAGGAGGAGGTTTCCGCAGAACGCTGCGGTGCCGATGAAGAAGGGCGTAGAGTTGATCTCTACGCCCTTATAGTAAATGTTAAATTTGGCTCTGGGACGCAGACTTTTTCACAAAAGCCCTCTTTTTTGCCCCACAAGGCGAATAAATTGCCTGTGCCACTCCTGCGCGGTGCGTTCGGACACATAAACCGCCATCGCAGCGCCCTGCAGGGTATGCGTCCGCTTCCAAAGAACCAAATCTATGAGCCGGAGTCGCTCCGCGCCGTCAACGAGCTGTTCCGTCTCTGCGATTGCATCCGCAACGGCAGCGCGCTCGGCCTTCGTCATCAGCCCGCCGCCCTTATAGCTGCGGATCATCCATTTTGCATAGGCCCACCAGCCGTATCGCGGCGTGCTCATCAGTAATGTTGCCTCCCCTCCCGCTTTGCGCGGTTCGCATCGTGCAGCGTCCGCATACAGCCCCTTGTCGTTGCATATCTCGCCGCGTCCTTTGATTGCTCCTGCTTGTATCTGTCCGCCTCCCGGCGGAATGCTATGTATCGGGTGCAGTCCGTGTGACAGCCGGTGTGCCTGTCCGCACAGCCTTTGCACGGAGCCTGCACCGGTGTAAGCCCTAGATTTCCCTGCATTCGTCCACCCTCACACATACGCGTTTGCCGCCCACCTCGACGACGTAGCCCGTCCGGTTTGTCCTGTATTTGTATTTCTCGGCAGGATATATCCGCCCGCGAACGGGCCGCATTTCCGGGTATACCGGGATTGATCGTGTAATCAGGATCTGCACGCGCTCCGCCCGGCCCATCACAGCTTTCCCATGTGCCGCCCAGGCGCACGCCTCGCTGCAAAAGTTGTATTTTGCCTTGTACTTTGACGGAGCCCGCATAAACGTTTTCCCGCAGGCATCGCACATCAGCTGCATCGGCGGTCTTGGCGGCTTGCGCTGCGTCTTGCTCATAGCTTTACCCCCTTGATGTACTTATCGAAATACGTCACTGCTACCGCCATCGCCGCCCACATATCCTTTGCAAACTTCGTGCCGTTCACATAAAAGAAGCCCGGCTCTTTTTTCGTCCCTACACCTCCGTATCTGTCAATCAGCGCTTGGCGGATATTCTTATCCTTCGCGCTCAGGCAGCCGCACAGGTACAGCTTTTCTTCTCGCCTGTATATCCTTTTCGGCTCATATCCGCCAGATCTCAATGCAATTTCCCAGAATCGCCCGACCCAGACACAGGTGTCGAACACTTCCTGCCCTACGGTTTGCCCCATCCCCTGCACCATCTCAATCGCGACGTCTATGCAGTTCGCATAAAGCTTCCGATCCAGCATATCTGTCACTGCCGGATTCTCGATTTTCCCGGCCTCCAGCACGCGGCGAATTTCCTCGCCGTCGTGCTCAACCACCACATAGCCAGATTTGATATTACCGGGGTCAATCGCCAGAATCGTTCCCATCAGGCCACCTCCTTTGTTCAAAGTCTTTGCATTCCTCTCCGGAAAAGAACCTCCGTTCCAATTCCTTCTCCGAGAACCGTTCCGCCTTGTGTTTCAAGCACCGGTACGGATAAACGTAGTTCTTTCTGTATTCCAGGTTCTTGCAAGTCAAGCAGCAATCCTGCATCAGCTTTCCTCCTTTCGCGCTCCCACGAGCAAACCGCAAGCCTTTCATATTATCCGTTTCGCGCAATACGGGCAAAACTTATAGTCTGCCGCTTCGATGCAATCCATAAGTTCACCGCAGGCGGTGCATCATCCGTCAATGATCTGCGTGGTTTCCGCTTCCAATGCAAGATGGTCAACCCTCCGGTCTCCGTAGCTGCAAAAATCGAATGGATATGCCGATGGCAAAACACCTTTTTGCCGTGGATGCCCGCAGTTTCCATATTCCGTCCGATGCTTGCAGTCCCTGCACCGCACCACCTCCGCAACGTCGGCGGCGGGCATATCCGAGATGGATTGCAAGTTTTTGCGCTGCACCCGTCCTGCATTAGTTTCATAAGCGCCGTCTCGCGGCTGATGTATTCCTCAGGCATCTTCGTCATCTCCAAAGCGCTCGTCGTACTCTTCTGGCGTGATGAACTGAATATCGTCGCCGGTATAGCCGACTACGTCAAGGCACATCAGCTCTATCAGCGTATCTTTATTGATACACTTGCACAGATCTTCATACGGGATCGTGTTTTCTGATTCGAAGCTCATCTGCGCTCCGAACTCTCCTCGGACGGTAAAACACACTCTGTTTTTAATCATCCTTCTTGCCCTCCATTTCCTGCAAAGCCTTTCTGGCGGCTTCCTCTGTCAAAACACCGTTCGTCCGATTGCTTCCTCGCAGAATCTCTTCCGCCCGGTTATGTACGTTGTGCCGTTGACGTCAATGCGGATTGCGTCTACCGTGACCGGCACGGGCTTTTTGGGGCGCGTGTAAAACATCTTAGACAGCCAAACCGTATCGCCCGGTCTGAGCCGCTTTCGGCTTGTCATCCGTTCCATCCTGCTTCGCCTCCTAAACTTCCAAAATGGAATTTCCAGCCGGAGGTTTCGCGTCAGCCGCAACCGCTTCGGTCTCGCTCAAAAATACTCTCACACCGATCTGGTCCACAGGGATACCGATATCCACAATTTCCCCCGGAACAATGATGCTTGCTGATATTCTTGTAACCTCATGTGGTTGCACGCCAATGCAATCTCGCGCGTTATTTTTGTATGTCTTAAACCACACCGTATCGCCCACCTTGCACGGCAGAATCAGGACGCGCCCGTCCTTGTCGGCTTCGGCAAACTCGCGGAGGCGGTCAAACCCGCCGCACAACTCGGCAATGTCCTCGTAGGCCGCAAGTCGATCAACAAAATCCGCCTGGTACTGCACTCCGCTGAAATTTACCCGCCAGTATCCGTCTTTGAAATAAGTCAATCGTTCCATGTCTCTTCCTCCACATACCGCCAGCTTTGCGGCGGGCGTGTGACCGGCTTGGGTTTTGCCTTGAGCGCTACCTCTACCTCATTTGGCACAGCGTAAAATTCCCGCAGTTCGCGCGGAGTATCGTAAATTCTGAGGTTGGAAATGTGCCAGCCGTAGCCGACGCCGCCGTCCAGATACTTCTCCAGCTCGTCTTTTGTCAGGCAGGCATCCGCAAGAAGCGTATCAAGTGGTGTGCAGTCCATGTTCCAATCGCAGATGCAATATTTCGGCGGTTCACAGCTTCCTCCTACTCTGACGATCCTTTCAAAAATGTTGTCGCATACAAACTCGCCGATGACGCCGCCCTGAACCGAACGGTAAATGTAGCACTTAAACGGTGGGTTCATCTTCGGGCGCGTCTTGCGCACCTCAATGGTCTTCTGCCCGCTCATGATCTTCTGGGACCACATCGGGCGGATGCTGATCAGTACAGCTTTACTCATGCCTTGTCTCCTTCCTCCGGCGCTTCCGGCAGCGGCATCCAGTGGGTAACTCCACAGTCTACCGGATTGTTGTACACATCGTCCGGATTAAACTGTCTGTTCTCCCACCAACCCTCCGGGATGTAGTAATCATCCGCCTCCTCGTCGTACAGGCCATAGCAGTAGATGTCGCTCCAGTTCCACGCACTGTCCTGCGTCAGTAACTTCCCGTCCTCGTAGATAGCCGGTGTCACGAAAATGTATCCGTTTCGATTGCAAACTGCCAAAACATCTGTCTCGGGTTCCGGCATCCGCTCCGTCACCGGAATCCACCGCTGCTTCTCCCGCAGCGCCGCGTTCTCGGCGGTCAGGCGCTCGATGAGGTCAGCTGCGTCCAGACCGACCTTATCAACGTCGCAGCTTGTCCATGTGTCCACTCCCAGCTTCTCTTTTTGCTCGGCTGTCAGCTGCTCGGTCTTCCAGTATGGGCATTTTTCGCAGTCTCCGGTCGGTCCGCCCGGTGTAGACGTGCACCGCAGCGCCTGCACGATCTCTTTTTTAGTCATAGGGCTTCTTCCTCCATTCCTTCAAGAACCATTTGTCCCGGCAAAACGCCGTCCTCCATGGTTCGTTCTAAGTCCATCGGTCCAGCTCCTCCATCAATGCCTTAAAAAGCGGGTATGCCTGCTGCGGCACTACAGCGTTTCCGAGGCATTTAAGTCTGTCCACCCTTGCGGGAATCCCATGAGCCACTCTACCCACGTCGGGTTCAGCCGCCCAGCAACGTCCGTCCGCAAGCTCCTGTGATTTTCCCCACCGTGCGTCCCCTGCGCATCCGCTGCGCATGGCATCGTAAACAGCTTCATTGCCACTCTCTGCGTCAGATTGCATTTCCCCGGATCCTTTTTCCTGCTCGGCGGCACAGATTGCAGCGTGTCTTTGTATTCGTTCGCACGCGGCGTCGGCCACAGCCCTTTCGTCCGGGCTAACACGTGTTCCCGCAGATTGCTGACCCCCCCATGTACGCCCTGATTGCTCGTAAATGTCGTTTCCCCGGCTGCGAGCAGGTTGATCCTCTTTTCTGATGCTATCGTGCAGCCAGCCACCGTCGGTGTCGGCCACATCTGCGAGGCCGGTGAAGAATACCCTTGATCGTCTGTGCCAAGCTCCGACAGCCGCAGCCTCAAAATTAAACACGACGACGTGATAGCCAGCACGCTCCAGATCCTTGACCACCTGCCCGGCGGCAATCTTGATGATTCCAGGAACGTTCTCACCGACAATGCAACGCGGGCGCAGCTCGGTGATAACTCGGAGCATCTCCGGCCAGAGGTATCGAGCATCCCCTTTGCCCTTTTGCTTTCCAGCCACGGAGAAGGGCTGGCAGGGGAATCCCCCAGAGAGAACGTCAACTGTTCGCAGTCCTGTCCGCTCATAAAAACTCTCCTTTGTCAACGTTCGGACATCACGCCAGCGCGGCACGTCCGGCCAGTGCTTTTCCAGCACCTTCGTCGGGTAGTCGGCAAACTCGCACTGTCCGACGGTTGTAAATCCCGCCCACTCGGCAGCCAGATCAAGCCCGCCGATCCCGGAAAACAGGCTCAGATGCGTCAGCATTTTGTTTCCTTTCCCGTCGGCGTAAGCTTTGCCAGCATGATCTGGCCGAGATCCGCAACGTACACCAGCTTGCCCCGGCTGTACACCATCAACTTGTCGCCCTGGATCTCCATTCGGTCGGCCTCGATGTTCGTCAGATCGTGGCAGCAATCGCAAACAAATCTCATGTCTTGTCCTCCTTATCCTCCTTGTTTTCCGCAAGCATTCGCTCGACCGCCTCCAGCTGGAACGCATCAAGTTCGTCCCCGTGGCGCTGCACGCCTTGCTGCAATCGGGCAGCGCCCTTTGACACTGGCCCCATCACCCTGTCCACAGCCGCACGTTCCAGCGGATTCAGATCATCATTGTGTCCCTGCACGCCGTAGCCGGGCTTTGCAGCGCGGCCGAGCGCCGCAGGGCGTGTGCTGGCCTCTTTCAGCCAGTCAAACACGATCCCCTTGTAATTTGCGGCCATAGAGCGGGTTATCACGTCGATCATTGCAGCCTCGCCATATTCCTCTGCGGCTTTCGTGATCTGTGTGACAAGGCTTTGCAGGCCAAAAGGCTTATACTCCTCCCGTCGTTCGCCCTTGTACGCCACCCATTTTTCAACTGCTTCGCGCAGCGTGGGGGGTAGGGGGGAAAGAATACTGTCCTTGTCCTTGTCCTTGTCCTTTGTCCTTTTCCTTTGTCCATAGCTTTTTTTGCTTTCCTCGGAAAGCATTTGCTTTTTTTGCTTTTCGTTGCTTTCGTCAAAAGCATTTGCTTTTTCGGATTCAGGCCGACCGCCCTGCTTTCCTGCCTCGCTTCTGGACGCGGAGACGGCTTTTTGCGCCGCTACGGATTCGTCAATGTCCCGTCGAATCGCAGGCCAAATGAACCGTTCACTCCCGCTGAACTCTGGCGCTGCTCCCGACTCGCGATAATCCATCGCGGCCAGCACCAAGCGCCCCACCTCAGCGGCACTGTACGCCTCGAAATAGCTCCTGTAACTCAGCCACAGCTTGACGTATTCCTTTTTCTCTCCCATCCGTCAGCCCTCACTTTTCGGCTGACAGATAATAAGCAGTTGATCGCGCCGGTCAACAAGTTTTGTCAGGACTTCGAGTTCTTCCACAGTCACGTTGTAAAAATTGATCTTATTCTCAACTTCCACGCAGCCTGTAACAAATTCCTCAATGCAAACATCAAAAAGCATCGCAGTGCCCTCCATCAGAACGGCAGCTCGTTTACGTCGCCGAGCTCCATCTGCGGCATATCCGGTTCGGAAAACGGAACCGGCGTTGTGCTCGGCAGCGGCTTGAACTCCGAAGAGGCCGGTGCAGCGGCAGCAGCATTCTGCCCGTCCCGCTTGCTGTCGCCGAAATAAACGCTTTCTGCGACGATCTCGGCAGTCTTGCGCTTGTTTCCGTCCTTGTCTTCCCAGTTGCGGATCTGCAAACGGCCAGACACGACGGCCATGCGACCCTTCGAGAAATACTTGCTGACGAACTCAGCCGTGCCGCGCCATGCGACGATATCCACGAAGTCCGTTTCCTTCTCCGCGCCCTGCGCCGCGAAATCGCGGTCGCAGGCAAGCGTGAAGGATGCAACAGAATTTCCGCTTTGCGTCTGCCGAAGATCCGGGTCACGGGTCAAACGGCCCATCATAACGATTTTATTCAGCATTCTTTTTCTCCTTTCCCTGCTTCTGTGCGCACGTCCAGCAGAGGCAGCGGCCAAACTTCTTGGCCGTCTGCTCCGCAATGCTCACGCCGGAATACGTATGTCCGTTGATCGTTTCGCCCACAATCTGCTGGCCGCAGACTGCGCAATTAAATGACATTGCAGATGTTTGCGGTGCTGTTTTCCTAGCCTGCGCAGGCTGGCTTTTCGCTGTCCGGCCCGTTTCCTTTGCATATTCGTCCGTGTCCGCGTCCTTCGTATCGTCGATTGCAAAAAGGCCGTTCAGTGCGTACTTGCGGGCGTAAGAGCTGGCCGTACCTGTTACCTGCGGCTCGTCCATGCCCTTCTTGCTTTCCGGCTCACGGGCAAAGCCATACGTCGTATACTCGCCCTCACCATCGGAAATCGTAGCCTTTGCCCTAACATAAATGCGGTTTCCGATCTCTACAATCTCGTCGGATATCGTCAGAATGCAGCTCTGCGCCTGAAGCAGAGGCTTCACAGCCTCCAAAATGCTTTCGCAGGAACGGTAGTTGTAACCGCCGAAGCTATTCTTCTTGTCCTTCGGCGCTTTCAGCTGCGCCTGAATGGCATTCAGCTTTTCTGTTAATTTCATTTGTTTTCCAAGTCCTCCTTCGGGTCATCAGTTTCGGGCGGTATCAGCTCGCCCGGAATCTCCAGCGGGCAATAATACCCGCGTTTCTGCCACGCCGGAATCAATTCCCCAGTCCTCATGCACTGCCGCCTGCTATACGTTTGCAGCAGGGGGCAAATATCGCATTCGATATGCCCGGCGGGAAAAAAGATTGATACCCGGCATTCGCACGGTATGTATATCTCTTCGGCGCGCGTCATTCAACCTCCACAAATTCACCGTTTTTCAGGCAGTACCATGTATCGGCCTTGATCTTCTCGCCGTCGACAATTGCCGCTTTGACGGCGATAATCGGATATGTCTCTCCGTCCCATTCGCCGCGCTCGACACAGCAGATCGCGCAGCCAAGTGCGCCCATTGCTTTACACTCATATCCAGCTGCAAGAGCAACACCGGCTTTGCCCGTGGCGGAGGCCGCGCCCCGATTGCTCGTGGCGGAGGCCGCGCCCTGATTGCCCGTGGCGGAGGCCGCGCCCCGATAGCCCGTGGCGGAGGCCGCGCCCTGATAGCCTGTGGCGGAGGCCGCGCCCTGATAGCCTGTGGCGGAGGCCGCGCCCTGATAGCCTGTGGCGGAGGCCGCGCCCC